ATGAAAAATGCAATATTAATAGAGCCAGTTGATGAAGAAATGACGTTGCTGGCTAATGCTGTTTTGATCTTAAATAACTATAAAGCAGCAGGTTTCGAAAATAGATCGGCTTTTGTTGAGCTTGTTATGGGGGAAGATAAATCTTATCACACTCCAAAAGGAATGACGCTTTTAAATAATTTTTGGGCTTGTCGTGTTAAGAATAAAGAATTGAATGATGATTTAACTAGGATTTTGGAAAAATTGAAAATTTCATAATTATGGAAACAGTGACAATTCCAATACAAGAATTAAATGTCTTGCGGGAGACGTTAACAATGGCATTTGAAATACTAAATCGCCATGGTGTAACTGGGGACTTGATTGTTCCCAGTCCATCACCAAAAGAGACAAAAAAGCAACGTGATGCAAGATATTCGAAAATGATTGATTCCGGATCGCGTGGTAAGAAACCTGATTATTTAAAAAAGAAAAATGGATAGATTTTCAAATTCTGAAAAAGCTGAAATAAATGAGATTGATATAACTGATCCTGTAGTTGTGGAAACTCTTTTATGTACGCAAGTAAATCGTGTGTGTAGTCCTGAATCTTTTTTCGAAATGATAGAAACCTGTAAAATATGTGGGAAATGTGTATAAGTAATTCTACCCATGATTTGATAATCATTGTTCTATTGATCGTTTGTGCAATTGCCGGCTGGTTCTTGTTTGTTGCTTACAAAGAGTATCGCGCTGATAGAGCTTATTTTTTAAAACTTAAAAAAAGAAATAATGATGGAAATAATTAAATCTTTTGGCTGGCTAATTCTAGGTTGTTTTGGCTTCGCTGTCCTATTTGTTTTCGGTTGGTTTGTGATTGGAATGTCGATTTGTTTTTACAAAATCTACATCAAAAAATCAAAGCCAAAATCACAATAATTCGATAATTACCTTAACTAAATATAAAACATGGAAACATTACAAATCAACAAAAAAGATGCGTTGATAGCGCATCAGGAAGCCGGACCAAAGACAAAGGTTATGCTTGAAAATTTACTGGGAAAAGCGATTTTCCTAAAAGTGATCACTGAGAGAATTAAAAACTTTGATGATATTCTTTCTGAGTTAAATATGCTAAGATCTGATTTCGATTTATCAAATCATGGTTTAGAGCCTGACGAAGTTGCGTACAGAAAAGCAAAGCTGGTTGCTAAAGCTTTAAATGAAGGCTGGATTCCTGATTGGAGTGATTCAAGCGAATATAAATACTTTGCTTGGTTCAAGATGGGTTCTCCTTCGGGTGTCGGGTTTTCGTACGACGGCTACGGTCGCTGGCCTTCGGGTTCGACTGTCGGCTCGCGCCTTGCTTTTAAATCTGCTGAACTAGCAAAGTTTGCTGGTGAATTGTTTGAGCAGGAAATCTACAAACCATTATTAACTATTCAATCTTCTGAAAATGGAAACGGTACAAATAAATAAATCAGCTGCTATACAAGCGCACGACCAGGCTACACCAAAGCAAAAATCTTTGCTTGAAAATCTTTTAGGTAAAAATGTTTTTGTGAAAAATATCAGAGAGCGTATTCAAACGATTCATGATGTTTTTGAATTAAACGGAACTACTGAAAAAGAGTTCGTTAAAAAATGGCGTGGCTTTGCTGATCACGAAATAGGTTATGCTTTAGAGTTGTTAGTGGTTGCAGCGTATAATGAAGGTAAATCTGCTGACTGGACAAATGATGATGAGCGTAAATACTTTGCTTATTTCAAGATGGGTTCTCCTTCGGGTGTCGGGTTTTCGTACGACTACTGCGATGGCTGGAATTCGTATTCGAGTGTCGGCTCGCGCCAAGTTTTTATTGGTCCTGATGCATATGAAAATTTGCTCGATGCGACCAAGAAATTTTTATCAGTGTACCAACAATCAAGAACAACATAATACCAAAACATCATGAGCAAAATCGCTACAATAGAACAAATTTTCGAAAGTGAAAATTTAGATGCAAATGCAATTGTCGTAACGGGAATTCCTGAACGACATATTGAAGCTGTAAAAGCAATTGCGAAATTGATGGTTGCAACGGATTATCATAATCCCAACTTTAAACCTGATTTTACTGATTACGATCAGAATAAATATTCTCCTGTGGCCAACATGGGTTCTCCTTCGGGTGTCGGGTTTTCGTGCGACCTCTACGATGACTGGGGTACGGGTTCGAGTGTCGGCTCGCGCCTTGTTTCTGAGTCAAGAGAAACGGCAAAAATGATTTTCAATGAGTACCAAGATTTGTATAAAGAATTTATGGTTTACGATAGAGAAGTAAAGTAATAAAATAGGTTGTGCAGTGAGTTGCTGACAGTTCTCCTTCAGGTGTCAGGTTTTCGTACAACAACTACGATAACTGGAATACGAATTCGAATGTCAGCTCGCGCCGAGCAAAAGATATTAAATCATTGCAAACCTTGCCGACATGGCAAAAAAACACATAATTAAAAGGTCGTTGGTACTTCGCGGGAAAACGACCTATTTAAGCAAGGCATGAAAAGAGTAAGTAATTTATACGATAAGATAATAAGCTTAGAGAATCTTAGAAAGGCTGATGAAGTTGCTCAAAAAGGTAAACAGAGTCAATACGGTGTTGTGCTTCATAATCAGGACAAAGAAGCTAATATTTTGAAGCTTCATGAGTGGCTGGTTAAAAAGGAATACAAAACTTCTGAATACCAAATTTTTAAAGTTTACGAACCAAAGGAAAGGGATGTTTTTAAGTTGCCGTATTTCCCGGATAGAATAATGCATCATGCTATAATGATACACCTTGAAAAAGTGTTTGTATCTGTTTTTACTGCTGATAGCTATAGTTGTATTAAGGGAAAAGGTATTCATGCAGCATCCAATAAATTGAAGCTGACTTTAAAAGATGTACCAGGTACGAAGTACTGTTTGAAATTGGATATTAAAAAGTTTTATCCAAATGTAGATCATGATATTTTGAAAATGCTTCTTAGAAGAAAAATAAAAGATAAGGATTTGCTTTGGTTGTTAGATGAAATCATTGATAGTGCTGAAGGATTACCAATTGGTAATTATTTGAGTCAGTATTTCGCTAATTATTTTTTGACTGGTTTTGATCACTGGATTAAAGAGAATAAAAAGGTAAAGTATTATTTCAGGTACGCAGATGATATCGTGATTCTGTCTGAAAGCAAAGTTTATCTGCATTCTCTTTTGAGTGAGATTAAATTGTATTTGAGCGATAATTTAAAGCTGACTGTAAAGGGTAATTATCAGGTGTTTCCTGTTAGTGTTAGAGGGATAGATTTTTTAGGTTATAGGTTTTATCATGAGTATGTGTTGCTTCGAAAATCAATTAAAAAAAGATTTGCTAAAGCAGTATCAAAAAAGAAAGATAGAAGTGTTTTGGCGGCTTATTGGGGCTGGGCAAAACATTGTAATTCTAAACACCTAATTAAAAAATTAATACCTAATGAAAAATTTTAAAGATTTCAATATACAGCCGGTTATTGAAAATTTTGTAGGCGATAAAATTGAAACGAAAAAACTTTTAGACAAAGAGATTGTTATTAAAGATTTCAAAGTTGTGCCCTCAAAATTTGAAGGTCGTGGTGATCGGCTTGATATGCAGATTGAATATAAGGACGAAGATAGGGTTGTATTTACTGGTGGTAAGTACCTAATTCAAACAATAGAAAAAGTGCCAAAAGATTGTTTTCCTTTTAAAGCAAAGATTGTAGAAATGGATGGTCATTTGGAATTTGTGTAATTAATTAAAATAATAATTATGAAAATATATCAAAATAATCAGGCTGTCTGGTTGCTTATTTGGGAGTTGAACCCAAAAAAAAGGAATACTAATAACGAGGTATCATTTTATGCGGAGCATGAAATTTCAGTCGATGATATAATAATATCGAATCCAGGAGATACAAGTGTGTCTTCTTATAAGATTATTGAAATTATTGGAGTTAGACCGTCAAAATTGAAAGATAAAATGCATTACACATGTAAGACTGAATGGTGTGTTAATACAGTTCCCTTTTTTAAAGGCTTGGATTTATCAAATACAGGTAAGTCGTTTCAAAAACTAGTAAACGGTTAGAACATATGAAAACAATCGCTTTTGATGCAGAATATGCGAATAAATTAGAGTTAGCTATAAGTTCAGAATTTGGATGTAATCGCTCTGAAATTTTAAGTCTTCGTGATTCGTTTGTAAAGAAAGTGACTGTTTTTATTTTGTTTAAAACTAAAGATTATGATACTCGTGTTTTGGGGGCTAATTATCAAATCTCGTGGTTATATATCCCAACGGTTATAAAAGAAATTGAATACATGTTGAAAGTTGTTCCGGGTTTTGAAATTAAAATTAAAAATGTTTATCAACTAATAAGCGAAAAATGAAGACATCAAAAGAATTTAAGGAAGCAATTCAAAATTATCTTGAGAAACGAGCTGCAGAAGATGAATTGTTTGCGGTTACTTATAAGAAGGAAAATAAAAGTTTGGATGAATGTTGTAATTACATTATGAAGTGCGCTCAAAGTGGTGGTTGTGGTGGTTATTCTGACAATGAAGTATTTGGTTGGGCTGTTCATTATTACGATGAAGATGATATAAAAAACATCAAATCTGTAAGTGGAAAAGTGATTGTGAATCATTCAGTGGAACTTTCGGAAGAAGATAAAGCAAAGGCTGTTGAACAGGGTATGGAGCGGGCAATAGAAGAAGCGAAGCTACAAGCTAAAAAAAATCTAGCAGGCAAGGTAAAGCTATCTGAAGAAGAAAAGCGTGAGGCGAAACAAGTTGCTTTTGAAAAAGTTGTTTCTGATCAAAAAGAGAAACTAGTCACTAAAAAAGCAAAAAGAAAAGAAGGTCTTGTTGTGAAAGATGAAACGGATTTATTTAGTGGATTATGATACCTAAAACTAAATTACAAGTAGAAGTTTGGAATCTTCATAAAAGACTTTATGATCCAGTGGATCAAGAGCCGTTTGTTATTTCGAAACATGATTTTTATTACACTACTCATTATAAGAATCTTATTTGTTTAGAATGTAATCATCAATGGAAACCTGAAATGGCACTTTGGAAAGAAGAAACGATTGGTGTGAAATGTCCTCATTGCGATAAGAAATTGAAGAAAATAGCAATTAATAATGGGTGTTTTACTAGAGTTATAACATACTCGGTTGTTCAGGTTGTGAATAGGTTTCAGGTTGTAAGATATTTTTCCTGTTGGAAAAGTATGTATAAAAATAAAAAGCCAAGCTATTGGTTTCGGAATTTATTCGAAGAGTGGAAGGACTATGATAAGAATAAAGAAGTGTTTATTGGCTTAAATACAACATGGACTGGGGATGGATTTAGTTCTTCAGGTTATGAGGTTAGATATAATAATCGCAAATATGGCCAAACTGAATATGATCGGTTTGCATCAGATTTTAATTGTCCTGGAGCGGAGTTTCTACCTAGATTTAAAAAGTATGGTTTAGGTAATGATTTTCATAATTGTGATTACAGATATCTATTAAAGAAACTTGAAGGAAGTCCTATGATTGAAACTCTGTTGAAAGCAAAGCAAAAAGAACTTTTGTTTTATGCTGTTCACAAAGATGAAAGATATCGTTCTTATTGGTCTCAAATTAAAATCTTACTTCGTCATAAGTATAAACTGAATGATGCCGGTATTTGGTATGATTATCTTCAATTGCTAAAGGAATTTGGAAAAGATATATCGAATCCAAAATTTATTCTACCTAAAAATCTTAAAAAATCTCACAACGAATATGTTGTTAAGAAACAAAAACAAACTGAAAAAGCACGTATCGAAAGAGAGCTTAAGAGGCAAGAAAGTGAAAGACTTAAGGCTGAAGCTGAAGAAGCGTTAAAAAACATTAAAAAAGAGGTATTTAAGGGTTTTGTTATGAAGAAAGGTGATGTTTTAATAGTGCCGTTAATTGAAGATGATGATGTCATGGAAGAAGGTAAAATATTAAAACATTGTGTGCACGCAAATGCATATCATAAAAAGCCTGGTATACTCTTAATGTCTGCACGGGTGGATGGTAAAAGGATTGAGACTATAGAGATATCATTGGCTAGTTACTCGATTATACAATGCCGGGGAAAAGGTAATGGGATAACGCAATATCATGATGAGATCATTGCAATAGTAAGGCAAAATATGGGCAAAATATCACGTCTGGTTGAAAAACAGAAGAAATTGAAGGGTTTGGATCTAAGTGTGAATAAACTTCAAGTAGAAGCTGCGTAAATCATTCGAATTAAAAGATAAAAATTTAATTAATGGCAAAACTAACAAAGCAAAACGTTCCTTATGGAATGGTTCCGAATACGTTGTTAAACGATAATACAATATCGTTAAAAGCAAAGGGTTTGTTTGCCTTTATGCAGTCTAAGCCTGAAGGCTGGAATTTCTCTGTAGATAAAATTGCTTTTCAGTGTAAAGAGGCAAAATCGAGTATTTCTGAAGGTTTAAAAGAGTTAGAAATATTAGGTTATTTGGTAAGAAAAAAGCAGCAAACTGGTAATGGTTTTATTGTTGATTATCACCTTTATTTTGATACTAACAACGAAAAACCAATGACCGATTTCCAAGCATTGGAAACCCAAGTATTGGAAATTCCAATGTTGGAAAATCCAATTATTGGAAAATCGGTAAATAATAGTAAGAAAGATATAAGCAAGAAAGATAATAGTAATAAAGAAAAGAGAGAAGAAACTTCGCTCGCTTTTTTTGAAAATAATTATCCTTCAAGATTTGAAGTAATGATGATGCAGTTTAAAAAACAAATTCATGACTTCGTAAAATTCGAGCAGCTTTTCGAAGCGACTGTTTTGCAGGAAAAATTAGAATACGATGGTGATGTGATTGAAGGCCGTTTTCGAAAGTTTGCAATCAACTGGGTTTTTAACCAGGATAAATTTGAAAAGCCTGTAATTGAATTAAACCCGAATCAGAAAAAAGAAAAAATAGGAGGTATATGAAAGATATTGATTTACAAAAAGGCAAATTACTTCCGCAATGTGTTGAGATTGAAACTGCGGTTTTGGGTGCAATGCTAATAGATTCAAGAGGTGTTGATGAAGCGCTTTCGATAATATCAAAACCAGATATATTTTATAAAGATCAGCATAAGTATATTTTTACTGCAATACAAAGTTTATACAATGCCGGTAGTCCTGTGGATATGTTGACTGTAAGTTCAGAGTTAAGAAAATTAGGTCTAATAGAGTTGGCTGGTGGTGATTTTTATTTGATAGAATTAACACAACGAATAGCTTCTGCAGCACATATAGATTACCACTGTAGATTGATATTGCAAAAGTTTATGGCACGTCAGACTATCGTTTTTTCAAGTCTTATCATTGGATTAGCTTATGATGAAACGACCGATATTTTTGACTTAATGTCTCGTTGGCAGGATGAGTTTGATAAAGTTCAGGACTTTGTGAGTACTGGGCGTGATACAATGTCTTTTCCGGCTGCGTTACAGAATCTGAAGAAAGAAATTGAATTGCTTACTGCGAACAAAGAAGAAGTAAAACTGGTTGGTGTTCATACCGGCTTTAGAAGGTTGAATAAATACACGGGTGGATATCGTAATCAGGAATTGATAATTGTGGCAGCACGTCCTGGAATGGGTAAAACTGCTTATGTTTTGAAGTGTGCTATTGAAAATTGTAAGATTGGAAATCCTGTATGTATTATTTCATTAGAAATGAGTATGCAGCAATTAACGGCGCGTTCAGTTGCAATAGATACTAACTTTCATTTGAAACAATTATTAAAAACAGGTTTTGAAAAAAATGAATACTTCGCAACTTACACACAGCATCAGGAACGTATGAAAGAATATCCGATGTATATTGATGATAGTGGTAAAACCGATATATCTGATGTGATTATCAAAGTTAAATTACAGGTTAGGCGCTTTAAGATAAAGCTGGTGATTATTGATTATTTGCAGTTGATGACTGACCGAACAGTAAAAGGAAACCGTGAAGCGGAAATATCTTCTATATCAAGAAAGTTGAAAGCTTTAGCAAAACAATTAGATCTTCCAGTGATTGCTTTGTCTCAATTATCTAGAGCGGTTGAAACTCGTGGTTCAAGTAAACGTCCAATGTTGTCTGACTTACGTGAGAGTGGAGCAATTGAGCAAGATGCGGATATTGTGCAGTTTCTTTATCGTCCGGAATATTATAAGATTGAAATGAGTGAGGAAGATTACACAGATGATATGCATCCTTTGATTGCAGCGGGTGCAAATAGTGAAGTGATCTTCGCAAAGTATCGTGGTGGTTCTCCTAATACTGCATTGTTGAAATGGATTGGTGATAAGACAAAGTTTGTTGATGTAGAATGTCCTGATGATATGCGTGAAGAACTTGAGGAATATAACGAGCCTAAAGCTTTGCCTACTCCAACACCTAGCGAAGCTTTCTATTCGATAGATGATGTGAGTGATAACAAAGATAATAACGGAATAGATTTCTAATCATGGCAAACAAACCAAAGAAAGTAGTAAGAAGTTGGGTGAAGCCTAGAGTTGCATTCGATCGTAAAGTTAGTTATCAAAGCTTTTATAACGCTCGTAAGTGGCGCAATACATCTAAGGCATATCGTGAAGCGAATCCTATTTGTGAGTGTGAAGATTGTAAGCGTGAAGATATTGTAAAGAAAGCTGAAGTATGTGATCACGTGAGAGGTTTAGGTTATCTGCTCGATAATGGCATTGATCCGTACGATTGGAATGAGCTTCAAAGTATGAGTCATGAATGCCATAATAAGAAATCCGGAAGTGAATCGCATCGATCACAGAGGGGTATGGGGTAAAATCTCGCGAGCTCGCACACTGCGTACATCGCTGTTTAGCTTGAATTTTACTCGGAGTGTTGTTTTAGGTAGGGGGGTCTAATGTGTTAATAGTTAATGATATGTATAATATGAAAATTATAAAAGGTGATGGTGAAGTTGCTGACGTAAATAAAAATCTTTATGAGATTTTGAAAACGCTTCCTGCGCCAAATTCAAGATTTGAACTTTCTAAAGATCAGGTTTACTGGTATAAATATTTTGGTCAGCAATTGGTTGATTCGGGAAAATTAACCAAGCCGGATCTGATTCATTTACATCGTTTGGCCACTTGTGTTGATTACTACATTCAGGCTGAGCAGGAAATTAGAAAGCGTGGTTTTGATGGCGGTTTAATTCAAACTTTCAAAGGTGGTGCAACAAATGTTTCAGGTTACGTTACGGTGCGTGAAAAGATGATTAAGGAAATTGATGATTTATCAAAACACTTTGGTTTCAGTTTCAAAGACAGAAGCAAGCTTATCGAGCAAAAACAAGTGGAAACAGGACAAGGAGATTTGTTTGGAGATTTTTTAAATGCAAATCACGGATAACCAACCAAGTCTTAAAAATTAACCTCTATTATAAAAAGTCATGAAAAGAAAATCTACAAATAGCCGAGTTTCAATTTATACGGGTGTTGGCTGGAATCGTGAAACTCAAAGTTGGAAATCAAGTGTAAGCGAAAAGGGTGTAAAGTATGATTGCGGTTATTATGATAATGAACGCGATGCAGCCAAAGCTCGAGACAGAAAAATATTAGCACTAAGCTTGGATAAACCTTTGCAAGTTTTAAAACGAGTGGCATAATTAAAATTTGTCCAAAATGAAAACCACACATGTAACGGTTTCAAATGAGATCAAAGAAAAAATAATTAAAGATTGGCGATTTAGCAAGTTAAATAGTATTCCGGCGATTGCTGAAAAATTCAATTTAAAGCAAGGAATTGTAAATACGATAATCAATGAATATTTATCAAGTAAAATTTAAAATAATATTAAAACTAAAATTATGAACTGGAAACAATTAAAAGATTTCTGCAACAGCTTGCCGGAATCAGAGTTAGAAAAAAAAGTAATTCTTTGGCGTGAAGACGAAGCAATTACAGATATTGATGCTGAACAATTAGACGAAGATCAATATATCGATGAACGAGATAGCGATAACGGATGTTTTCCTAAGTCAGAGGCGGAGTCGCAAATTAAAATGGATCCTGAAGAATTTCCACGAGGACTTGAACAGTTTATAAAAGTCTACGATAAAGGGCATCCGATTTTACGAGAAGATTTTTAATTAAAAGACATGGCACTAAAATCAAACAACCCGACGAACGCAATTATAAACCGTAATTTCATCATACGCGTTTTAGAGAATCCTAAAGAAAACCACGTCAAAAACACGAAATTGACTTCGGCAAACAAGCTTTCAGGTTATTTAAAAGATGAACCGCTTAAAATAAAGCTATTTAAGAAGATATTAGATGGTGAAAAAGACAAATACACGTTTCTGATAATAAGTAGGCTTAAAATTGAAATTCAGTCAAAATAACTTTACAATTTAAATAAAAAACTATGAGAGAATTTTTAAAAGATTCGCCAGTGATATCAGGTATTTTTTTACTGATAATTTTAATAATATTATTTTTTACAGTAGATACAGGATTTTCAAATGAAATTACTTTTTCAGGAATAGTAATCGACAAACGTCATCAATCAGAATCGTCTACAACAGGGGCTGGTTATGTTTATACGAATAAAGGAACTGCTTTTGTTACAACGCATCAAACAACTCCTGAAGTGTATCAGATTTTAGTAAAATTATCAAGTGGGGAAGTTGTAAAAGTAGAATGTGATGCAACTTTATGGTATCGGAAAAATGTTAATGATAAAATAAACTGTAAAAGTTACATCGGTTATCTTTCAAAAACATCTTGGTCAAATAATGGAGTCAATTAAATAACTCCTTAATATCAATATTAAGAGCATTACAAATTCTAAAAAGTGTAACAATCGAGGTTTTTACCTCACCGCGTTCAATGCGGCCGATTACATTTCTTGGAACGTCAGATTCTAAAGAAAGATTTTCCTGAGATAAGTTTTTAGACAATCGTATCTCTCGCAATTTTTCACCAACGGACTTAATAAATATTTTTTCGCTTTCTATCACGAGATAAAATTGCGCTTATCTTTTAAGATAAACCGACACTTTAAAGTGTCATTTGAGCGCTTTTTGCAGATATTTGGTAATAATTAAATAAATAACTTGATCTAAAAATGAATATCACACCTCAAATGCAAGCTTCGATTCCTTTTCAATACGCAAACGATGTGCGTACCGGAAAGATCGTAACCGGAAAAAGGATAAAGCAGGCTGTTGAGCGTTTTTATAAATGGATTGAAACTGCTGATCAGGATGGTTTTTATATAGACCATAACAAAGGAATGAGAATTATTAATTTCTTTCCAACTTTCCTTAATCACACAAAAGGAAAACTGGCAGGAAAACCGTTTGTTTTAGCTCCGTTCCAGCAGTTCACAATGTATAATGTTTTTGGTTGGATCAATTCTAAAAATGGATATCGACGTATAAACACCGTTTATGATAAACGAGCGAAGAAAAACGGTAAAACAGCCGAGATGGCGGGATTGGCTTTATATGGAATGAGTTTTGATTTAGAAATGGAGGCTGAGATTTATGTTGGAGCAACTAAAGAAGAACAGGCTCGTTTATGTTGGGAACAGGCTCGTATGTATATCGAAAGTCCTGTTGCAAATCCGGCATTGCGTAAAATAGGTTTTTATGCGATGCAAAGAATCATCGGGTTTAGAAAAACCAATGCTAAAATGCGTGCGCTGGGTGGTGATTCAAAAACTCAGGATGGAATCAATTGCCATTTTGGAATTATAGATGAATATCATGCTCACAAAGATGATACTGTAAAAGAAAATCTTGAGTCATCAACCGTTCAGCGTACACAGGCTTTAATTTATCATATTACAACAGCTGGTGCAAATGTTCAATCTGCATGTAAGCGTTACGAGGATTCGGTTATTGAAGTTTTAGAAGGTCGAAAAGTTGATGATTCGCTTTGGATTATGATTCATGATATCGATCAGGAAGATTTAAAAACGGAAGAATCCTGGGAAAATGAAGAATTGTGGGCTAAAGCAAATCCTTTGTTAGGTTATGGTTTAGTGATTGATGCTATCAGGAAAGAATTTGTAAAGGCGTTAAACCAGCCTTCAAAAATCCGAAATTTCAAAACAAAAAACCTAAATATGTGGGTTGATCAATTGTTGGATTGGATTTTCAATGAGGATTGGATGAAAAATAAAGTTGATACGATTCCGATGGAAAAGTTTCAAACATTTGGTTCTTTTGGTGGTTTGGATCTTTCAAAAACAATCGATTTAAGTGCTTATGTGTTGATTTCTGAGCCTGATGAAAATCAAGATCGTTATTTAAAGTGCTGGTTCTTTTGTCCTAAAGATACCATTATTAAAAGATCAAAAGAGGATCGTGTACCGTATCAAGATTGGGCAGACAATGGCTATATTACTGCAACGCCCGGAAACGTCATCGATTATAATGTGATTCAGGACGTAATTAGAAATACGTATCAGGATCACAAAGTAAATCGCTTAGAATTTGATCCTTACAATGCTACAAAATTAACTCAGGATTTGGATGCTGAAGGTTTTAATGTATCTGAGTTCTCGCAAGCTATTGGTACAATATCTGCGCCAACTAAAGAATTTGAAAAATTAGTATTATCAGGAAAACTAAAGCATGATGGAAATCCGGTTTTAGCCTGGATGCTTGCATCGTGTGTAATCTACTACGATGCTAATGATAATATGAAAGTACATAAAGGTCGTTCCGGGGCAAATGGTAGGCGTGTTGATGGGATAATTGCGGCGATCAACGCAATTGGCGGTTCAATGTCAGAACCTGAAGAAACCAATGAAAGTTATTATAACGATCCCAGCAATACATTCGAATGTTAACTATTAAACCCGATAAACATGATGACAGCAGCCGAAGCAAATATTTTGCGAATTGAGAATGAAAAATTAAGAGTTCGAATTGAGCTGATGCAAAAAATATCAACAACACCTAAATTTTTTGTTTACTACTTCAGTAAACTTTCTGAATTTGGTTCTAATAAGGATTGTTTTGACTTCCTTAATGATCAGTATTTTGAATTTTTTGGAGAATACAAATATAGTGACTACGCATCTTTCCGTGTTCAATTAACAAAATATAATAAAAAATAAAAATGAAAAAAATACTAACAATCCTTATCACATTTATAATAGCCTTTGCTACTTCTATGCTTTTTGATATTCAATTTATTGCGGTCAATAAAGTAAGAGTGTTTTTAGTTTTTCTAATAATTGTAATCGAATTATTAGTAGGGTATAATGTTTTGAAAGTAATAACCGTTAAAAATAATAACGATGTCAGATAAATTAAAAGTAAAAAATTTAAAATCAGCTTTGCAAAGGTTGCCGGATGCGAAGACATACAGTGCGAATGTTGTAACTGTTGCGGTAGAAAAAAATAGTTATACGTTTGAAAAAATAAATAAAGAGTGGTTTTTTAAATTCTAATTAAAAATTTTAGTAAAAATACGATTGTTACCTTAGATAACAATTAACGCTAAAGGCGCTATCTACTTTTACATGGTAAAATTTATACTATGTCAATTTTAGATAGTGCCTTTTCTAATATGTTTGTTCCGAGTGAGCAAAGAGCGGCTTCTTCAATTTTTGAGGGATTTGGTTCTTTTGCTTCATTTGCCAACGTACATACACCTTCAAAAATGAAGGTCAGAAATGCTCTAAAAATTTCTGCTGTATATAATGCTGTCGATCAAATTTCTAATGATCTGGCAAAAATCCCTTTCGGAGTTTTTCAGGATGTAGATGGCAGTAAGGAACGCCTTCGCTCGCATCCTGCTGACTGGCTTATTTCTTTAGAACCAAATTACTTAATGACGCCTTTTATATTTAAAAAATTGATAGGTATGTCTTTGCCTTTAAGGGGTAATTGCTTGTTTAAAAAACATAATGATAACAGAGGTTATGTTGAATCACTAGAGTACATCGCCTGGGATGATGTCATTGATGTTAAACTTATAAAAGGTGAAGTATATTATTACATAAAAGGCATGAAAAATCCTTTAATGTCTTTTGAGGTGCTTCATTTTAAACAATTCTCTTTAAATGGAATTGTTGGTATTTCTACAATCACTTTTGCTGCAATGCAGTTGGATTCGGCTTTAAAATCTCAGGAATTTTTGGCTGTAAATCTTGACAACAAAGGAGTTAGACAAGGTGTAATTGAAACGGATAAGATTGTAAAAGAAAAAGCAGGAATTATACAAGGCTGGCGAAATGCAATGGCTGAAAAATCTGCTGATCGTGTTGCTGTTTTAGATGATGGTTTCAAATTTAAGGCTATTACAATTACGCCTCAGGAATTGCAAATTATTGAACAGCAAAAATTTAGTGTCGAAGATATTGCACGTTGGTTCAATATTGCGCCTCATAAAATTAAGTCTTTGGCGCAATCTACAAACAACAATATCGAGCAGCAATCTTTAGATCATGTAAGCGATACGATTCAGCCAATAATAACAAATATTGAGCAGGAATTTACTAAAAAATTATTGTCAACTAAGGAAAAAGAAAACACATACATAAAAGGAAATCTGAATGTATTGCTTCGTGCTGATGTTAAAAGCCGTGGTGAATTCTATTCTAAAATGGTAAACATTGGTGCAATGAATCGTAATGAAGTGCGAAAATTGGAAGATATGAATAACGGTCCTGATTTGCTTGATGAATATTTAACTCCGGTTAACACATTTACAGAATCTCAATTAGCTATGAACTTAAAAACTCCAAAATAATGGAAGGTGTAGACTATATAAAAAATATTGAAGGTGCTGAACGCCGTTTCTTTTCTTCAGAAGTTAGAAAAGTAGCTAATACGGAAGCCGACAAAGAAGCGGGTAAAGATACGTTACCTGAAATTGAAGGTTATGCAGCGAAATTTAATTCTGTAACCGTAATAGGTCGTTATTGGCAATTTGAAGAAGAAATTTTACCAGGTGCTTTTGATGATGTTTTAAATGATGATGTAAGATGTCTTTTTAATCATGATCCTAATTATGTGTTAGGAAGATCAAAAGGAGGAAAAGGAACTTTGACTTTGACTGCTGATACTGTTGGATTGAAATACGCTTACAAAACACCAAACAGAGGTTACGCAATAGATCTTGCTGATGCAATTGGTGAAGGTGATGTTTCAGAATCTTCTTTTGCTTTTGCAGTTTCAGAAGAAATTTGGATTTATGGTGATGAATCAAAAGGGGTTTTGGATAAAAGACAAATTGTAAAATTCAGTAAGCTTTATGACGTTGCTCCGGTTACGTTTCCGGCTTATCAGGATACTGAAGTTGCTCAAAGATGTGCAACGGCATACAGAGAAAAAAATAATATACCTGACGAAAGAAGTCAGGGTAAAAATAAAGGGCTATCTGTTCTTGATGCTCAAATTACTATTAATAAAAACTCTTTTTAAAAATGAAAAAAAGTGCAGAAATCAGACAAGAGCTATCAGGTTTAGTTAGCTCACAACAGGCAATGGCTGATGTGTTGAAAACCGAAAAACGTTCAGCGTTTAATGAAGCTGAGCAGACAAAATTTGATGATTTGCAAAAGCAAATTGGCGAATTAAGAACTCAGCTGGCAACTGCTGAAGCTTTTGAGGAAAATCAACGCTCGTTTGGTGCAAATCCATCAGGTCCATCTTTAAAAGATGATGAAGAAAACGGTGGTGGAAATGGTGGTGCTCCTGCTCCCAAAAGAAGCTTTTCGATTCATAAAGCAATCCGTTCGCAAATCGGTAATAATGTATTATCTGGTGTGGAATTAGATGTACATAATGCAACTGCTGAAATTGCTAAACGTTCCGGTATTCCTGTTCAGGGAATTTGTATTCCTTTATTTGATACACGTAGTGTGCAAATGGAAACCCGTGCAGATGGTCAAACAGTAACACAGGATTCAGGAGGTTATGGTGGTAATTTGGTTTCTACAGAGGTGCAACCAGTAATTGATGCTTTGCGACCTAAACCAGTAGTTGAAAAATTAGGGGCAATTTTCTTAACTGGTTTACAAGGTGATTTAAAATTTCCTGTAAATAACGGTGGTATTGCTGCAACATGGGAAGGTGAAGTTGATGAAGTTGATCCAACTAAAAATGCTTATGGCTCAAAAACAATGACTCCAAAAAGATTAGCAGTTGCAGTTCCTATTTCGTTGCAAAACTTAATGCAGTCATCTATTGATTTAGAGGCTTATACAATGAGTGAAATAAGAACAATTGTTGCAAATGCTATTGATTTAGCTGCGATTAATGGTTCGGGTACAGGTCAACCAATGGGTATTTTAAATGCTTCTGGTACAAATGCAGTTGCGGGTGGTACAAATGGACTTGCGCCAACTTTTGCAAATATGGTGGCTTTGGAAACAGGTATTTTCGTAGAAAATGCAAATGGCGCAAAGTTGAACTATGTTTCAAACGCAAAAGTTCGTGGCAAGCTTAAAACTACTGAAATTACTTCAGGATATCCAACTTTTATTATGGCTCCGGATGGCACTGTAAACGGCTATCCTTTTGAAACTTCGAACCACGTGCCAAGTAACCTAACAAAAGGAACTGCTGCCGGTGTTGCTTCTGCCGCAATTTTTGGAGACTTCTCTCAACTTATTGTAGGTCAATGGGGTTTCATGGATATTACTGTTGATAATATTAGCCGTAAAAAAGAAGGTTATATCGAGATTATTGTGAATGTGTTTGTAGATGTGTTGGTAAAACAGCCAAAAGCATTCTCAGTAATCAAAGATTTATTAACTGCTTAATTTTTTAATTATGGCAACTAAAAAAATAGAATTTGTAGCGTCACCAACAGGAAAATTCCTGTTGGCCTACAATGCAGGTGAAACGGCAACTTTAGACGAAAAGCAAGCTGATGAATTGATTGAGGCTGGCTACGCTAAAGAAGTGAAGAAAAAAACTACTGATTCAGCAGCCGACAAAGCAGCAGCCGACAAAGCAGCAGCCGACAAAGCAGCAGCCGACAAAGCAGCAGCCGACAAAGCAGCAGCCGACAAAGCAGCAGCCGACAAAGCAGCAGCCGACAAAGCAGCAGCCGACAAAGCAGCAAATTAAATAAACCTCTAATTTTTGGAAAATGGTAACCGATAAATATTTTGATAATCAGGAAAAAACGGAGTGTGTTACACTTGAATTAGCAAAACAACATCTAAAGTTAGATGTTGATAATACTGATGAAGATGAATTGATTCAAAATTATATTGATGCAGCTACTGTTGATCGTGAAAATTTTATAAATCGTTCAATTAATACAAGAGATTTTATAATGGAGGTTTCGCAATTTGAAACAACTGTTTTTTCTGTTAATTATGATAATGATGAAGTTACTGAAGTGAAATACTATAGTCCAGGAGGAACGGACTTGCTTGCGCTTGATGCTGATAAGTATAAAGTTCGTCCTGGTACAATAGTCGGGACTAAATCTATAAAATTTGGAGATTCACCAATTACTGAAAAAAGGAATGATGCTGTGATTATAACGGTTAAACAAGGTTGGGTTGCTGACGAAGTTCCGGTTCCTATTAAGCAGTCTATTTTGCTTTTAGTTTCTGATATGTATGAGCGTAGAGAAGATCGTGGAGAAATAGGTTATAATCGTTCTGCTGATTCATTGTGTAGACCTTATCGTAAATATTAAGTTATGGCAACTAATCCTTTCATAGGTCAATTGAATCGATTGATTGTCTTGGTTGAGAAGTCGACAGAGCAATCAGCGTCAGGTGCTGAAACTATAAATGAGATTCAGGTTGCTAAACCTTGGGCTTTTATGGAAGATATTTCAGGATCTGAAGAAACAGACGGTAAGATTAAGCATTTGGTTAATCGTACTTATAAAATAAGATATGATAAAAATGTAAAAACTAAGTCTAATAATTTGATTTTAATTGATGATTCTGTTAAGTATGAAGTATTGCATGTAATCGAAATTGGTCGAAAAAAGCATTTAGAAATCAGAGTTAAAAATTATGAGTAGTCCATTAATGGAGGTAACTGGTTTTAGTGAATTACAAGCTAAAATAAGACAGTTGGCAGATGATAAAGATAAGCGAAGGGAAGCTTTAATTATTGTCAGGCAAATTGCAAATGCTACATTACAAGCGGCTAGAGGTTTTGTTCCGGTTTCTTCAAAAAAACATAAAGCTCGCGGTAAATTGATTGAGCCTGGTAATTTAAAAAAGTCTTTAGGGAATATTACAGGAAAACAAAACGATCCTACAATTTATGTCGGAGCGCGCGCAAAAGGATCTTTTAATGGTTGGTATGCTCATTTTGTAGAGAGAGGAACAAATAAGTATAAAAAAGGCTATAAGAGAAAACGTAAAAAAGGGGCTAATGAGCATGCTAGTATTGGTAAAACAAAAGCTACTCCTTTTATGGCTAAAGCCTACGCTGCAACTGCTGGTCAGGCAACAGCCGAGTCAGAACGAAAATTTGCAGCTTTTATTCAACGTCGAATCGATAAATTAAGTGTTTAATGTTTAGTAACATATCAAAGGAAATATATAGTTTTTTTTCTTCTATGCCTGAATTTACTGCGGTAATGAAGCGTATGGATGGAGTTAAGGAAAAAATTTTTTTGTTTCCTATTGTAGCGATGGAGGGTAATTCTTTACCGCTTACAACTTATTACCTGGATGATAGAACGTATGAAACTAAAGATCGTACCCAATTGCAAATAAGCGTTATGTTTTGGTTTGATCAAAATAGTTATGATAGCTGTTGTGAGTTTGCAGATATTATGATTGAAAAAATAGATGGAATATATGATTTCGTATCATCTAGAATAGAATACAATGAGGAAAGTTTTACTTACTCAGCAATCGTGAATTTTAAATTATTATAAAAAAACAAAAGAAAATGGCAAGCGAAATTTACAACGGAAAATTATTGCGATTCAAATTTAATGAGAAAAAACTTTTACATGCTACATCTTGTAAATTAGACTTCTCTACTAAATTAGAAGAAATCGCTACTAAAGATACTGATGGTACGGTATCGATTCCTTCTAATTATACCTGGAGTGGTAGTACTGAAGCGTTATTGGCTAATTTGCCAACTGGAGATCTTACTCATGTTACATTTGATGACATTCTGAAATTAAAGTTAGCTGGTACTCAAATTGATGTTGAGTTTACAACTGATGCAACTGGCGATATCGTATATACTGGAAAGGCATATATTGAGAACGCAAGTATTACAGCTGATGTTGGTTCATCTGCGAAGGTTTCTATTTCTATCAAAGGAAATGGTAATCTGAATCAAGATACTGTATCGTAATGAGTGATATTGTAGTAAAAATAAATGGAGAACCTCATAAAATGAGTTTCTCTTTAAAAGTCTTTCGTACGTTAGGTAAGGTTTGGAATTTAGAAACTTTGCCTGAAGTCATGCAGAAAGTTGCATTGATTGAGCAGATCGAATCCGGTAAACTTGAAATTTACGATGTTTTATTTGAGGTTTTATTTCATTCTATTGATTCTCATCCTGACAATTCGGTAAAGATTAGTATAGAAGATATTGAAAATTTGTCTGTTGATGAATTGGTTGCGATGGCGGATTCAATGGCTAAAGGTATTTCTGAAGCGTTTTTTCAGCCAGCTAATGAAAAAAAGCCGAAGGCTCTGAAAAAATAAATTCGGAGCCTGAAACTTGGGATCAGTTGGAAGAATTAGCGCTAGGTCAACTGCATTTAACTGTTCATTATTTTTATAGTCTGACTTATCGTCAATTTGAAAATACAGTTAACGGTTTTCGAAAATATGAAGATGCTAAAAGTAAGGAGCAATGGGGTATGACTCGAAAAGTTATGTATGCTGCAATGGCTCCGTATGCAAAAGAGGGTTTTAAGGAAATTGATGTTATAGAGTTCCCGTGGGAAGAAAACATTCGTAAAAATATTTCTGATGAAGAACACGCTCAAATGCTTAAAATTGAAAAAATTAGTAAAGAGTTTTTCGATCGTTATGATTTAAAAAAATCAAAATTGAAAGCTCAAGCTTAAATTGGTTGTTAATTATATTTATTTGTTTTTGGTAAAAGGTCTTGAATTGCTTCAAGGCCTTTTTTTTGTTACCAATGATAACAATTAACGGTTTTGTCAGGTGGTATTTTTACTGAAAAATATACCTCAATGGCTGGTTTAGCAACTATCAATGTAAAGTTTACCGTTAATCTTTCTCAGTTCTCTACTGGGATGCAAAATGCGTTACGTTCTATTGACAAGTTCGGGCAGCAAATGCAAAAAGTGGGTCGAGGTATGACTACTTATTTAACTGCTCCAATTTTAGCTGCTGCTGGTGCTTCGGTAAAATTAGCGACTGATTATGAAGAAAGCGTTAATAAAGTGGAGGTTGCTTTTGGTACGGCTTCAGAAACTGTTAAGAAATTTGGTAAAACAACATTAGAAACCTATGGTATTGCTGAAGGTACGGCTTTAGATATGGCGGCTGCCTATGGTGACATGGGGACTTCTATGGGGTTGACAACTGCGCAGGCTGGTAAAATGTCGACTGAATTAGTTGGTTTAGCTGGTGATATAGCCTCGTTTAAAAACATAGGTATTGATCAGGCTAACACAGCTTTAACGTCGATTTATACGGGTGAAACGGAGTCTTTAAAGAAATTAGGAATCGTTATGACTGAGCAAAATTTACAACAGTTTGCTTTGTCTAAAGGTATTCGAACCTCTGTAAAAGATATGGATCAGGCTTCTAAGGTTAATCTTAGATATGCTTATGTGATGAGTGTTACTACAAATGCTCAGGGTGATTTTGCTAGAACCGGAGGAGGAGCGGCAAATCAGTCACGTATTTTTATGGAATCGCTTAAGCAGCTTGGTCAGCAATTTGGGGCAGTTCTTTTACCGTATTTTACGCGAATGATCACTTCTATCAATGGAATGGTTAAGGGGTTAATGGGGCTTTCTGATGGTACAAAGACAACTATTATAGTTGTTGCTGGATTGGTTGCAGCAGCGGGGCCTTTGTTGATTGTTATTGGGGCTATTGCTTCGGGAATACCTCCTTTAGTTGCTGGTTTTGCAGTTTTAAGAACTGCTTATACCGCCATGTCTGCGGCTATGATAGCGAATCCGATAACTTCTTGGGTTTTAGTGGCTACGGCAGCTGCAACGGCAATTATTTTATTAAGTAGAAATACTAAAGCAGCTGCCACTTCTCAGGAGGTTTTAAACGAAGCTGTTAAAAAAGGTAATGAAAACGCAGCAACTGAGGTTGGTGCTTTAGATAAGTTATATGCAGTCGCTACAAATGTAAAATCATCTACGCAAGAGCGTAAAAAAGCTATTGATGATTTACGTGCTTTATATCCGGCATATTTTGGTAATCTGAAAGATGAAATTATTCTAAACGGAAAAGCTGAAGTTTCATATAATAATTTAAGAGAAGCTATTTTTAATAAAAGTCGTGCGACTGCTATTGACAATGAGTTGCAGAAACGTGCAAATGATCGTGTTGAGAAAGAAATTGAATTACGTAATAAAATTGCGGCTACAGAAGCAGAAATTTCGAGAATTAGAAAAGGTGCTAATGTGATTGTTTTGCAGGAAGCGAGCGCTTCTGAAAAAACTGCAGCTGTTACAATTACTAAATCTGAATTAATTCAAAGGCAAACAGAGTTGTTAAGGATTCAGAATGCAGATCTAAAAAAGTTTAATCAGAATAATTTGAAATCTGATGAAATTTTATTTGCTGCAAAAGAGGAATATCTTAAAAAAACGGGCAAGCTTGAAGAAAATGAAAAACTAAAGTTACAAGATATAAAAGTTGGTACAGATGCTATTAAAGATAGTATTGATGAATTAACGCCTGGTACAATTGCGTATTACGAAAGCCTGATCAAGTTACAACAGGAAGATCAAAAGAATAATGCTTTAAGTAATGCGGAATGGTTGAAAAAACAAACTCTAATTGATGCTTATCAAAAGAAAATTGATGAAATTTCTAAAAAGCAACAAATTAAGTTACCTAAGCCGCCTATTGCTGATGATTTTAATGTGGAAGGATCTATTAATGTTCCTGCTATTTCATTAGAAAATTTAAAAGATCAGTTAGCCTACTTTCAAAAATTACGAGAGCAATATTCGTCGACTTCGGCAGAATACGAAGCTTTTGCTAATATGATAAATACTGTTCAATTAAAAATTCAAAATATTGAAGGTATTGACGAAGCGAAAGAAAAAGTTGACAAGCTTACAGAGAGTCAGAAACGAATGAATGAAATAGCAACATTAACAAGTCAATCTGTTAGTGATGCTTTTTCGGGTATGGCAAACAATCTTGTTGAGGCTTTAGGTTTAGCGCAAACTGGTTTTGGTGGCTTTATCGCTGGAATGATTCAAACGATAACAAAGTTAATTGCAATGATGCTGGCTTCGGCTATCTCACAATCTATTGCTGGTGCAACTGCGAGTGGTACTGCAACTGGACCAGCTGCAATATTTACTACGCCTGCCTTTATAGCTACCGCAGTCGGTGGTGTTTTAGCTGCATTCGCTGCAATACCAAAGTTTGAAACTGGTGGTATTGTTGGTGGAACATCTTTTTTTGGTGATAAAATTCTAGCGCGTGTAAATAGTGGTGAAATGATTTTTAATACTGATCAGCAACGTCGTTTGTCAGGAATGCTTTCTGCCGCTGGTTCTGCTGTAAACGTTGTGTTAGGTGGAGGTTTTGTTATAGATGGAAATAAATTGAGGTTAGTTCTTGATAGAACTGATTCGCTTAATTCAAGAATAGGATAATGAGTTATTATATCGACATAATCGACCAGGAGCTTGAAGAAAATTCATTTATAATTGAAGTTGCATCAAGATCGGGAATAACTCTATTGTGGAATGGTGGTGATAAAAAAGATGATGTTTCGGTTGTGGGTTCTAGTCTTGAATTTGATATAGGTCACAAAGAAAAAATTGATGCTAAATTTATAAAGTTTTTTACTGGGAATGAAATTCGTTTTAAAGCTGAATTACGTAATCAAAGTGATGATCTACTGATATGGAGTGGTTTTTTGGTACCTGATACTTATTCCGAACCGTATAAAAATGGGGTTACGTTTGTTAGAATTGCTGCTACTTGTGGCTTAGGTCGATTAAAAGGTAAATACTTACCTGAAGATTATTATCGTGACGAAAAAAGCGTAATTGATATACTATGTAAAATTTTAAGTTTAACAAGCTTAGGGCTAAACGTTTGCTTTAATCCGGCTATAGAAAATTCTGTACAAAGGGATTGGAATTTAATTTATTTAGATACTTTATCATTTTTTACAGATGATAAAAAAGTTAAAAAGAAAGATGCTTATTCTATTTTAGAAAAGATACTTCAGGATACTTTGTGTGTTTGTTATCAGGCTGATAATCGTTGGAATATTGAGGGATTGAATAAAAGACATGTTCGTTCTTATAATGCTAAATTATATAGTGCTAACGGTGAGTTGTTGGGTAATGTTGAAGGGGCGAAATTACTTAAAAGAATTACGCCTTTAGTAACTCCAACAGTTACTATGGTACCGCCTTATAATCTTATAGAAGTATCGCACAAAAGAAGTCCTCAGTCTTTTCCTAAGACTATTGATAAAGAAAGTAATGATGGTTGGTCTGTTATGGCTGGTGTTGTTGGTGAGATTTATTCAACGGATTGGAATGGTAATGGTGGTTTTTATTGTGTGGCTGTTTTTCCTGATTATGTTAACGCGATATTAAAGGAATATTATATGCCAGGATTAGGAGGTATTCCAGTTGTAACACCTTTTGATGAAGCTGCGTTTGTGAATTTAACAAGTAAAATTTATTTGTATAAATATCAAAAAGTGACTATTACGGCAACGTTTACAATAATAAAATTTGATGCGCAAATGACGGGTATTTTGCCTGATGCTTATGTTAATCCATTGTTGTATCAATTTTTATTAAATGATGTTGTTGTGTTTTCAAATAGAAAGGAAAGTATTCCTGAAGTTGAAAATTTGATTTTTGATGATGGTAAAGCTGAATTAGTTTTTGATTGGATTGTTCCTTTTGATGGGTTGTTGGATTTAAAAATATGGCGTCCGGCAGGACCAATTTACCATACCAATATTAAAGGTTTTGAGATAACAAAACTATCAATTGTTCCTGTGAGTTTTGAAGAAACGCTCATTGTGACCGATGTGATATCTGATGAATTTACAATTGATAAAGAAATTGAATTAGAATATTCAGATGATGATTCTGCGTTTAGTAACTCTTTTAGACTGGCAAAATTACGCGAAGCTACTATAAGTTACAATACAATATTGATTCCTATTAGCTATGCTTTTTCGCAATCAGGAAGCTTTTATTCAGTAGTGAGTTTAAAAGGTGCAAATCTGATAAAAGACAATCTAAATACGGTGACTTATAATGATTCGTTACTTCATAATCTTGAAGTGATTTACAATTACAATGCGTCAGAGCAAATGGTTGTTAAAACTGAATTTGCAATTACTTCGGGAAATTTTTCGGTTAACGTGTATAAAGATGATGAAGTTTTAGGTAGTAGGAATGCTTGGTTAAAGTGGACTGATTCGGTTTATAAAATTGAAACTGATAGGTATCAAAAAACAATTTGCAATGTTATTAGAAGAATGTTTAATGAAGCTTCTGAAAAGTTAGATGTTGTGGCTCTGAATGCTGTAAAGTTCAATGATTTGATTTTGTTTCATTATGTAAATGATAAACAGTTTGTTCCGGTTAATTGTTCATGGAATTTAGATGAAAATAAAACTACTCTCACATTAGCGAGATCTATTTATCGTGACTCAGGAGATTCCGGCTCTAATCCTGAAAATATTCCTCCAATTGTTAATGCTGGTGTTGATATTATTTTAGAAAATGATCAGACAGCAGTTTCGTTGGTTGCTGTTGCTTATGATGTTGATGGTTTTATTGTTAAGCAGCAATGGACTAAAGTAATAGGTGGTTTTGGTGATATTATTTCTACTCCAACTCAGTTAGAAACTACAATAGAAAATTTGACTGAAGATGAATATCAGTATAAGATTGAGGTAACTGATAATGATGGTGCAACGGCTTTTGATACTATAAATATTATCAGGATGAAAAGTTATACTGCTTCTTTGGAGTTGATTTTTATAGAGGCTTCTGATTATCTGTTGGCTAAATATAAATTTAAAATGGATCCTAATATTCCTTCGGATTTTAATTTATTATTAAAAGGCCGCGCTTATATGTTTGCTTATAACACCGGAAATACACAATTCAGAATCATTAAAAATGGAGTAACAATATATGAGCATTATGGTAATTATGCTTCTTATGATGATTTGCCATTTTCCATTGGTTATATATCAACTGATGAGATAATTTTTGAGATTTTGCAAACAGGTGGTTTTCCTGTTATTAATATTGGTAGTTCGTGGATTGATTTAAATGTAATAGAATTTATAACTGGTGCAGGAAATGTTTTAGGTGTACCGTATAGATATCAACCTGCAAGAGGTGGTGTATAGCTTATGAATAAAAATGTACAAAGAATAGGTGTTGGGAGTAATCGTTTTCCGCCTATAGATGAAAATGTTGGAATTAATGAACCTGGGATATTCACTTTTGATAGTACAACTGTGAGTTTTGATAGCGTGGTAGATACATTCGATTTTGATATTGTACTGTTACCGCCAGTTGTAAAAAAGGATTATTCAATTAATAATTATTCAGATTCAGAATATAAATAAAATAAGTCATGACAGAAGTTGAATTAAGAGCATATGTAGCTTTAAAGCTGGCTGGCGATCCTGAGATAGAAGCTTCGGCTCATCGTGATGTAGAGAACGCGATAATAGATTTTATTGTATCGGGTTTAGGAACGGTAACAAAATCAAAAGTATTGCTATTGGAAAGTTTTACAACTGATAGAAATTACACAATTGCAACGGCTTTGCCGGTTGCTGCTATAATTGATAGTGTCGTGGTTATGTTGGTTTGTAAAGTCGCTAATAATGGGTTTTCGATTGGTGATGTTGTTACAGCTCCAACGCCTTATCCAAGGGATTCAGGGCGAACAGATGCTCAGGGTATTGGTGTTCAGTATAACAATCTGAGTAATGGTTCGATTAAGGTCATGGTGAATGATCAGTTAACGATTATGACGGCCTATAATTCTACTCCTAATGCAGTAGCGAATAATATACTTATTTCAGGAGGTGGAGCGGCAAACTGGTCTATAAAATTAATTGTTGGATATAAATAATCAAATAAAATGGCAATAAATCATATAAATATTGGCGCTGCTGCAAATGATAAAACCGGAACGCCTGCAAGACAGGCTGGTCAGATTATAAATGAAAATTTCGATTATTTGGATAGTAAGATATCTAATGTAAATAAAATAATTACTTCAGGAACTTCTGTTTTGGTAGGGCAAAATTTAACTATTCATGTTGGTTGGGTTTGGGAAATAAACGGGCAGCAATTTTTTAATCCGGAAGATGTTATTGTAAATTTTCCTTATGCAGCGACTGGCAAGCAAAGATTGGATCGAGTTGTTTTTAATACTTCTAATACGTTTACAAGAGTTGTTGGAGCAGAAAGTGTTAGTAATCCTTTTGCGGAACGTGTTCCTGATGATACAATTGATTTTGGTATTTCTTTGGTTACTGATAATTCTGTTGGTGATCCTTCTACGCCTATTATTGGTGATGTTTATGTTCAAAAAAATGAAAGTCAGGATTATGTAGTTAGTTATGGTGCTGCAACGGTTGTTGAGCAAATAAATTTAATTGATAATAGGTTATCAGTTTCTATAACGGGTGCGATTACAGATGTTAAATCGGTTCAGTTGTCAAGTGAATTTATTCGTCCTGGTAAACCTCATTATTTTAAAAACAGAACTAATCATAATGTGAAAATTTGGCATAATGCCGGAACTGGGAATATTAAATATTTCTTTTCGAATGGTTTGGATTTGATTGTAAAACCAAATGAAGTTATTGAATTTAATTTAAATTCAAATGATTCTAGTAATGTTAAATTTGAATTTGTTGGGATCCTGTTGACTGATTTTTTAACTCAATCAACTGATCAAAATGTAACCGGAATTAAAACTTTTCTTGCTGGGAAGTTCGCATTAAGGAATATTGCTAACACTTTTACTTCTTTTTTTACTAATTCTAATACGGCTTCACGAACCTATACCTTACAAAATAGAGATGGAACTTTATTGGATAATACTGATTTGTCTGCAATAAATTCAAGTATAGCTACAAAACAAACATTATTTACGGGCGTGCAAAATTTTATAGTTAAATCGTTAAATGCAACAACGCTTTTAAGTAGTAGATTGTTTGATGATGGATCTTTTTTTGGTATTGGCACGGTAAATACTCCTACTAAGGATTTAACATTAGGGAATCAATCCGATCGGGAAATTGCAATAGAAGATTCTGATTCTTTAACACGAGGTAGACATTTAACAGTAAAAGCAGGAAGAACGGTAAACTTTGATTTGAATGTAAATTTCCTGCTTCAGTCAACAACTGGTATATTCGGCCCTTTCGCTCTTGCTGGGCACGTTAATGGAAACACTTATTTAGTTTCGGCTAATGGAGCTAGTGGCGGTATTTGGGTTCAAAATGGTGGTTCAGGCTCGTTTACTTTAACTAATGCAATGACATCACCGCAGCTTACAGCTATTACATGTTTGCCAAACGGAAGCTGTTATATATCGAGTGCTGTGGATATTTATCGACAAAGTGCACCAAATGCGGCAATAACACCATTATTAACTGGTTTGACAGGTGTCGTTAGGCTTGCATCAGATATAAATAATAATATTTATGCTATAAGTGGTGGAACAATTTACAAAAGAACAAATGATACTGGGGCTTTTGTTGCTATGTCAATAACAGCACGTGTATATAGCGCAATTTGTTGCGCATCAAACGGAGATAATTACGCATCAGTGTCCAGTGGTGATATATATAGACAAGCCGGAGGTGTCGGGGATTTTATGGCATTATCTCAGTCTTCTCTTGGATGGAATAGTTTGTGCGCAACTCCTAATGGAAATATTTACGCTTCTCTAACCGGAACAAATGTATTGTATGTAAGGACTGGAGGTACAGGAAACTTTGTTCCAATGTCAGGAACGGCAAAAATATGGAATCAAATAGGTGCTGCGTTAGATAATTCCGTATACGGGTCGGCGGCTAATGAAGTCTATAAGCAAACAAATGCTGGAGCAGGGACAAGTAATTTAAACGGAGGAAATTTAAAATTAAAGTCAGGTGGAGGAAAAGGAACAGGTGTAAATAGGGTAGAGATTTACACTGGTCAAAAAACAGTTTCAGGAACAAATCTACAAGTTGATGTATTAAGGGTGTATTTTGATGAAAACGGATATATGATTTGGGTTAATATGCCTGTTTTTGCTGATAATACTTCGGCACTTGCAGCAGGATTACCCGTCGGTACTGAATATAAAACTGCTACTGGAGATCGAAAAATAGTTTATTAAGAATTAATCATAAATACCACAAATATGATACAAACAAAATTTCCTGTCATCTACGGAGATCGTGATGAGAGACAAGGCATAATAATGTTAGAGGTTCGTCCTTTAGAAATGACAAAAGAAGGTAATAAGTACCTGGTAATTGATTGGGATATTTCAAAAGAAGTTCCTGAGGTGTGGAAGTCAAAAGAAATTTTTTACACAAGCGAAAAAATTAATGAGGTTAATACTTATTTAGAAGAAAACCACGACTTCTCAGAAATGACTAAATGTGAAAGGGATTGGGAAAAAGTAAAGTTGGCGCTTATGTTGGATACTCAAACAAATTTACTTGAGAGCGGTAAAACCATTTACAGATTAAATCCGGGAGACTGGGAATTTTCAGAAGTATGATAAACTTTATATTATTCATTGTCGCTTACTTATTGTATTTGCCATTATCTCTATGGAATTTTTGCCTTGTGGAAGATAAAAAAGGATATTTCAGATCTAGCGCGATTACAATTGATAAACTCGCAAATCGAGAGTTCCGGACATTGTGGAATAAAAAACTAAGAATAGAATTTGGTTACAAATTTGGAGCTGAAAACGAGACAATTTCGAGTGCGTTAGGAAAGAATCAAAGAAATGGTACGCTAACAAAAACAGGGAATAGACTTGTAAAAGTTTTAGATTTTTTTGATAAAAATCACTGTTTTAATTCAATTAACGATCAAATATAATATCATGTGTATAAATAACTACATTAATTATTTAGCAAAACCATTGTTGACTGCTAAAAAAGTGACTACCACATCAAAAGGAATAGTTCTTTCAGTTCCTACACTCGCATTATTAGCAACGTTTCATATAGAAGTTCAGTTGTTGATCTTTTTAGCAGCTTTATTATTGATCGATTTTGGTACTGGAATATTGGTATCATTTAAAATCGCAAAGGAAAAAGCAAAAAAGGAAGGAAAGTTTGCAACAAAGCAAACGACTGATCATAAATTTTGGACGCGTTTGATGTTTAAGGTTAGGTTTTATTACAACGTAATTGAAAGCGAAAAATTAAGACTTTCATTGCTAAAAATGACTATGTATATGTTTGCTATAATAGGTGCAAAAACGATACAAAGTATGTTTAAGATAAAGCCTTTTTCTTTTTCATTTTCAGAGGCGCAATGGACAATTACAATTATTGTAATAAGTATATGTTGTGTTTTTGAGGTGCATTCAATTGTAATGGAAAATGTAAAGAAACTGGGATATGATTTGATTGACAAGATATTTTCGGTTTTCAGGTCTTATAAAGAAATTAAAAATGAATTTAAAGATGAGTAATTATGAATGAGATTTTAAGAATAGCAGAAAAAGAAATTGGTCAAACTGAAAAACCAGCTAATTCAAATAAAACACCTTATGGTAAATGGTTTGGTTTGGATGGTGTTGCCTGGTGTGGAATATTTGTTTCTTGGTGTTATGCTCAGGCTGGATTTCAGTTGCCTAAAATAGGGTTTTTGAAAGGTTATGCCGGTTGTCAAACTGCTGTGGCATATTTTAAAAAAGTAAATCAAATTACAAAAAGTCCAGTCGAAGGTGATATTGTGTTTTTTGACTGGAATGCAGATGGTAGATATGATCATACTGGACTTTTTGTAAAATGGCTAACTGCTGATACATTTGAAACGATTGAAGGTAATACCGCTGTCGGAAATGACAGCAATGGAGGTTTGGTTATGAGAAGAAATAGAAGTAAAAAATGCGCAATTTTCGTTCATCCATGATTATGTTAAGTTTAATATGGAAAAATATAAAATATGTCGCAGTAATAGTCTTGGTAATTGCTGTGGTTTGGTTTTATAAAGATTACACTTTTCAGAAATTTGAAAATGTCAGGCAAACAGAAAATGCAAGCCAATTAAGAAAGTCTGATAGTTTGCGTTTTACAACTCAAATTCTGAGTGAAAAAGAGATGAAAGATTATCTACAGTATCAAAATTCAGATCTTAAAAAGAAATTAGATAATGCCGGTATAAAAGCAAGTCGAATTGAAAGTATAGTTTCTAATTCATATAAGTACCGGGACACTACAAAAAGAGAAACAGATCTTTCCGGAATTGTAGATGCTGTAAGGAATAACACTCCCACAAGTCAGGAAGTTGTAGATACATTGAATTGTTGGACGACAAAGGGAATTATTAGTTATGAAAATAATAAGCTTAAATGGCGTGTACTGGACAGGCAGTTTAATAATAAATCTGACGGTGTTCTTTATTGGGAGCGCCGCCAATGGAAATTTTTAGGTATTAAAACTCGGTTGTTTGGTAAAAAGGAATTTACATCTCAAAATTTTGATGATTGTGGTGAAAGCCGGATTATGAAAATCGAGAAAAAGAAGTAGTGTTTATATTTGGTTTGGTTAGTTGGTGGAAAGCGGTTCAGAAATGGATCGCTTTTTTTTATTTGTTATAATTTAGAACATACTGATTTTATTACTGTGTTATAATCTGTATTAATTTTGTGTTTATAAATTTTGATAAAATGGAAAATGAAGTACAAAAAGTAAGTGATGTAGATGCTCATATTTTAGGAGCATCTGGACTAGTGAAGGATAAGAGAGGTTATAATGCGCTGCTTAACTTGTTAAATGCAAGTGTGTTAATGACTAATAGGTTAGGGTTGGATGATACAAAAGAATTTTCAAAGATATTGGATAGAATTGGGCTCGAATATCGATGGTTTGATGATGGTATAGAGCTTATGCATAATTCTCAATATAAATATTATTTAAAAAATATTTACGTCGAACCTGAGCCGTATGTGTCAAAATCAGTATTTCGAAATTATGAGGAGGGTGTGGGTTGGGTTAAGACACGCAACTCTGATTTTTTAAAGAAATAAAAACGGTTTTTTCGTCTTAGTATTGCAGTTAATTGAAAAAGCCAATCGGATTTGATTGGCTTTTTCAAATTAATCTTTTTAAAAGTCAGGTGATTTTTCCATGATCTGATTTCGATTGACTTCTTTTACTACTTTAGCATATCGTAAAGTCATCATTTTTGAAGTATGTCCGTAAAGTTCTCGTAGTGCATCCAGCTCAACACCGGCTAATATTTTCTTGTTTGCTCCTAAATGTTTTAAAGAATACATGTTTACATTAATCTTTAAACCATCAATGATTAGTTTTCTCCATAGTTTAGAAGCGCAATCTCTATTTAATCTTCGTGGCCCTGGTATAAAATCTAATTCTTTTTTTAAACCACGATTGGTGTGTTCGCGTTTTGATCCGAAAATAAAAAAATCTTGGTTGTGTTGTGATAGGTTCATTTCTTCAAGGTATGCTTTTAAAAATGGATTTAAAGGAACAATTCTTTCAATATCGGTTTTGGTTATTCCGGGAGGAAGTATGATCTGTGATTTTTTTAAATCAATCATTTTAAGTTGAATGTGGAGTAGTTCTTCAGGTCTGATTCCGGTATGAAAAATTGAAATTATATAAATGTAAAAGCTTGGGAATTCTGAAAGTATTTTTTGCTTTATCAGTTTGATTTCATCATCGGTTGCCGGGGTGAATGCGGTGATTTCACCGACTTTTAAGGATTTTATTCCGTGTGCTGGATTATTTTCAATTATATCCCATTGCATTAATTCTGATAAAATTGCTTTTAAATAACCTAAATTTTTATTGAATGATTTATTTGACCACTTTCGCTGCTCTTTTGTTTTTTCAATAATTAATTTTATATGTATTCTTTTGGTTTCGGCAATGAGTAGGTTGTCCATATTTGTAGCTTTTAAAGCTTCCTTTATGAATTTTGAAGTACTCTTATAACTGCATAAAGTTTTTGATCCTAGATTAGGTGTTTTCTTTTCAATTGAAAAATCTAAAGCTTCACTAAATAACATATTGTTATAAGTGTTTATTAAATCCGGAATATTAGGGTTCCAGGATTCCTTTAGTTTTTGGTGTAAAGCGTCTCGAATCGATTCGGCTTCGACTAGACGTTTTTTGTAACTGTTGATGTAGTTAATTCCGAATTTATAACGGAAAAGCTTCTTGTCGTATCTAAAATAGACAAACCAGGCTTTTGAAAGATCGTCATACTTGACAATCTTTGGAATTGTGTAAATTGATTTCAT